CCAGAATATTCGTAAGTATAGCTCGTGTAATCGCTAGAACTGTACCTTGCGACACGACCACCGTTGACACCGATTTCACTATACTTGATGTTGTCTTTAAGGATGAACCTTGTGTATGAACCGTGGTCTTCGATTCCAGTGATTGACGTTATCTGGTGGCGGAATTCGACACCGAACCAGCTCAGATAGTTCTTTCCGTTAATTGTCTGGTCATAAATGATAACTTGGTCGCCGACCTTGAACTTAGACCACGTAATCGGAGTCAATTCATTCTGGTTGTCATAAATGTCAAGAATGTTGGTCGGATTGTACTTGGTGAGAGTCTTTGCGGTTTCACCTTCACAGACGTTTACGACAACTTCACAATCTTGGTCGATTTTAGTCAGGTTCGGAACCTTAAAGAGCATGCCAGGGAAGCCAACAAAGTTGAAACGGTTTGCAGCAAATCCGTGGCTACCGAGGACGACAAGGTCTTCACCACCTGCCGTCATGCCGTTGTTTTCGTGTACCTGGTTATTTAGACCAGCGTAGATACCAGCATACCTCGCCTGAATCATGCCAGCGTCGGATATTCCATGAGAGAAGTTTCCAAAGACGTATGTAGAAGCACCACCTGCCGTACCGTAAGTACCACGTAGTTTCGTGTTGTATCCGTACACGAGGCTGTAACTGCGGGATAGTCCAAGGTCTACAGAATCATCCGTTGCACACCTGTAAGTGTACCTGTCCGTGCCGTTATCTCCGCCGAATACGACGGACGGGGCATCCACCTTGAATTCCTGGTCAACATCGAACCACCAGTTGCGTCCACCCGCTACGTGGTCAGTCTCGTCACCAGCAGAACCGAGGATGATGGACATGTAGTAGCCCATCGGGAGCAAGTATGTCTCGTACTGGGCATACTTGTCAACTTCCATGTTCTCGTCGAACACTGGCGTCCTCAGGTTGATTGGAATCGGGCACGAGTTCAGTATGACCGTCTTGTCCACCGCATTGATAATCTGGTCTATCCAATACTGGTTACCCTCTTTCTTGTTATTGGAGTTCAGATACATGATTTTCGAGTGGGTCACGACGGCATGAAGCAATTCGTCAGCATCGGCGTCGGCGACAAGGAGCGGATTAGAGTTGGCCGCAGGCATGAACTTCTCACGAACATTGTCGCAAGCGGTTTCGAAGGTGTCCTTGCCGAATCCGAGGGCGGACCATTCGTTGTAAAGCCTGTACAGGAGATAGATGTCATTCCTGGTCAATTTGAGCTCGACGGAACTCTTCGTGACGGTATATCCGTTTGATGTGCCATATCTGAGTACAGACCTAATCATGGCGTTCAAAACGCTCCTTGCATTATAGGTCAATACATCGATTTCTTTCGTTATTCGTTCAAATGACATAGTCTAGCCGATGAAATTCAATCAAAAATAGTTTATAATCATGCCAAAAAAGCATATTCGATAGTTAATGTTCCAACTCATTCAAGTCAACGACTTTCTTGGCATACTTTTTGGGCGGGTCCAACTCTGGGTTGGTCTTTACCCACAGTATCTTGCTTGGCCTGTACCTCTTGGCCAGTTTCAACTCTGGGTAGAAATCCATGTCGCTAACGATGATTATGCCGTTGTACCTAGTTTTGCAGGTGTCCAGCATACGGAAGACACAGTTGCAGTCCGTGCCGCCGCCCGTCGCAATGGAGAATTGCTTCTTCTTTCTCATCATCGGGGTCAGATGGACTGGTTTCGTACACTGGGTATTCCACCAGCAATAGTCGATGTCCACGTCCTTTCCGACGGCCAAAATCAGGGAAATTATTCTGGAAACGGCACTTGTCGGCATGGAACGGCTAACGTCGCCAGCAACCAGTAGCCTAGACCTGTACTCTGCGACATGGCCGGGGTACGCAAGGTCGAACCTGCGGTTCCTCTTGAAACGGCATTCCCTCCACCCGCACTCGATTGATTGGGTGACAAACTTCCTGATTATGGTACGTCCATCGACAGCCTTTTCAGCCTTCGACAGCATGCTCATGACCCCGTTTGCTGCCGCCGTGCCCCAGCTTCCACCGCCATTAACAGCGGCCTGTTCAACTGCCTCGGTAACGCTACCGTCAGCATTCCACTCATCGGCCCTAGTCTCGTCGTTCAGGTATGTTGACATGCCGCCAGACGGGTTCTTTTCGCTGGAATCATCCTGCTGTTCCCCGTCGTTGTTCTTACCACCGTTCTTGCCCTCGGTGAGCAGCTTATAGAGGATTTCGATACTTGCGTTACGGTAGTCGTACTCCTTGTAGAACTTGTTGTAGTACAGAGAGTTGATGTTGGTTTCCAGGCGGGAAACCTTCGCCAGAACCTTACCGTAGGCGGCATTGTTGACACCGATGTCGGAAGAAAGACCCATCCTGAGGGCAATAAGGTCGGATGCCATGAGGGACATCTTCTTGTCGCTGTAAAGACGGGTAGATACATGGCCCAATCCAATTCGGACAGCCTCGATGTAGAAAATCAGTGCAAGTTCTTGCGGCTCAAGAGTAGCCACGAAGTCACTGTTCATCTTGACATAGAGCTTTCCATTCTCGATGCCGCTGGCCACGCTGGTTACATCGTCAAATACAAACTCGGCATACCCGAGAACGGTATGCGTAATCGGGGCGTACTTAAACAAGAGATACTTGGCGAGCCTTGTAACGTCTTCGGGTTTTCTGTTTGTGTTTGTGTCGCTCATACTTTTCTTTTTCCTGGGTCTTCATAAAAATATATTGTTTTGAGCTTAGTCTGGAAAAATAATAAGTAGTGCAGATTCCCATGCGTAGCATGAGAAGGTGACAAATGTGATGTTCTTTGAGTTTGAGCTCCACTTGGTTGCTCTTTTTGTTGCTACCGCCACAGGATAGGGGCATTATGTGGTGATTTTCGCATAGTTCCCCGATTACATATTCTCTTTTTTGTGCCTTCCTTATTATACTGAAATAGATGGCAGAATAATTCAAGCATTACCTCTTGAGATAAGTAATATCGTTCGAATCGAAATGAGTCGGCATACCGATGCTTTTCAGATAATCAAGTACCTTGAATATCTTGGTAGGATAACTCAGAGCTTCCTTCATTGAAGCCCTTATATTAACTGCATCGTTGGCGGTAATTTCACCACGGTCCACCATTCGATATAACATCGGCACACTAAGTTCCTTGTCATTCTGGAACGGGCTCGGAGTAGTGCCTATGCCTCCATTATAGCAAGCAAACACGAACGTCATATCTCCAAGATGGTCGTCATCCTTTTCATTGGCGTTAACCTTGTTGCTACGTTCGGTATCATACATAAGATACAGAAGATAGCCAGCGGCAAGGTTTATCGCATCTTCGACAACCTCTGGATTCTTCATCTTGCTGGCACTCAGGCCAAACTCGCCCGCATGCAACCTCGCATCCCGTATCGCATCGGAACCAAGCTGGGCAAGACCACGATATCTAGTCGTCTGCGGTTTATCGTTGAACATACTCTCAATACAGATGAGTGCAAGCAGTTCAGCCTCTCCGATTCCACGAGAAGATGTAATCTGGGCCGTATTATGAACAGCACGCAATATGCGTTCTATGTGGGCCGCCTGCTGTTCTGGCGTATGTTTTGTCTTGTATGCCTCGGCTAGGTTAGTTGAAATGAACTTCCTTACGGCATTGTCACTTGGTTCAGAGGCAGATGACTCAGGGAAAGACACTGACATCGCATCCCTGACTAGACTTCTGTCGTTCGTATCCTTTTTCACTGTAGGAACGGTGTCAAACTTTGCTGGACTGTCCTTATACTCGAAAGTGGTGTCCTTTTCGTCGAAAGTCCTCTCGGGGAGCTCGGCATACTGTTCGAGCTGTTTGTCATCAAGACCCAACTTTTGAGCCATATCGTGCCAGTCAGTATTGTAAATACTGGCGCCTGGGCTGCCTCCAATCAGGGCGGCACCACCTACCTTGATGGCCTTGCTAATCTTAGGGTAATACGTTTCCAGGTTGGACAACCTGTTATAGAGCCCTTTCCAGTCCACCCCTTCATAGATGGCTGAATGCAGGTCGCAAATCGCTTCCATCTGCACTTTCGGTAAGTCAAGTCGCCTTATTGCCTGTCGGAACTGCTCTTCGTTGGTCATGAAAAAATCCATTAGTATCCAGCAATAGTTTATAAAGTCCAGCTTCCCCCGTCCAGCCCCAACATTATAAACTATTCGATGATTAGGTGATGCTGTATGAGACCATTTTATTACGTTCGCACTATCGAGAAAATCCTTATAGGACTCATCGACATGTTCAACAACATGTATGTCAACAAGTATGATGACATGTCCCGTACTACATACTCAAGGAGCGCTAAAATACCCATCATCACCCACAACAACGCCAACTTTACGAACTTCTGGTCATCGACCCAGTACAAGCAGCCGACGGTTCCGTACCCGATAGGTGCTATCAGGTTCGTGAGCAACGCCCCAGACGCAAGCAATAGGCCGCAACCGACCTATGCGAGAGAGATTTTCAGCAGGTCGGCAGACCGATGGATTCGTGACATCCAGCCGACTCCATATACATTCAACTTTGAATTGCAGTTCCAGGCGGACAACATATCCGACATCTTCCAGATAAAGGAGAACATCGAGCCGTACTTCAACGAGTACAGGACTATCGTAATCAAGGAATGGGACTTCGCCCCAGAAATCCCTAGGCCAGTCGTTGTGGTTATCAACAGCAATACAACCGAGTTGAACGAGGAAGTCAGTGACTCCGACGCTACCCAGCAGATATACAAGGTGACTTACCCGATTACCTGCTACGGTGTATATCACAGGCCGTACGAAACACCAGAGATGA